CATTGTGCTGGCCAACGCAGCCTGCCTGATGGCCTGGTGTCAAGCCAACGAGTCAGGCACAGCGGAATGGACGCGTAACGCTCGCGAGCTCCGAATAACCCTGGGTAGCTTCGGGATGACGCCGGCGGACAGGGCCAAAGTCGTCGGATCTTAGCTTGGAGTACCACCTTAAGGCTGGGCAGTACGCGGAAGACGTGTTGGCCGGCAAGATCCCAGCTGGCAAATACACACGGTTGGCCTGTGAACGGTTCCTGAATGACCTGATCCGGGCGTGTGATGGCTGGAAATACCGCTTTGAGCCGACCCTGGCCAACGCGGCCTGCCAGAAGCTCGAGACGATGCCACACATCAAGGGCCGTTGGGCGAGGCGCGGTGAACTACTGCGGCTGCAGGGGTGGCAGTGCTTCAGCACGTGCAACATCTTTGGCTGGGTTGATGAGAATGACCTGCGGCGATTCCGGCAGGTTTATCTCCGCGTACCCAGGAAAAACGGAAAGAGTTTCTGGATTGCTGGTGTCGGACTCATCTTTCTGACGGATCCGGATGACCCGAGTGCGGAGGTCTATTCTGGAGCCACGTCGGAAAAGCAGGCGCACTATGTGTTCGGGGCAGCTCGGGAAGTCTGCCTCCGGTCCGACGACTGGCAAAACGAACACGGCATCGAGGTCCACAAAAAGGCCCTATCGATTCCAGCCACCGCTGCTTCGTTTCAACCGCTGGTTCGGGATCCAGGTGACGGTGGCAACCCGAGCTGCGCGATCGTGGACGAATTCCACGAGCACGACAGCGATGACCTGGTCGAGACAATGGAAACCGGGATGGGCGCCCGGGAACAGCCATTGCTTGCGATCATTACCACGGCAGGATCAAACCTGGGCGGGCCCTGCCACGACAAGGATCTGGAGATCCAGCGATTGCTGGAGGGAAAGATCCAGGACGACACAGTCTTCGGCGTCATCTACTCCGCGGATGAGGATGACGAATGGGATTCGGATATCGCACTGCGGAAGGCAAATCCGAATCTGGACGTGTCGGTTTCGATGGATTGGCTTGTTGGCGAAAGAGAGAAGGCCCGCCGGAGGGCGAGCAAACAGAACCATTTTCGCACCAAGCATCTGAACGAATGGGTGGGCGCGAAGACGGCATGGATGAACATGCTGGCCTGGCGGCGCCAGAAGGCTAAAAAGTTCCGGGTTCCCAAGGGGGCGGATTGCGTCATCGCAGCCGACCTGGCCAGCAAGACGGACCTGTGTGCCATCGCAATCCTGTGGCGAAGCGCCAAGGGCAAGTACTACCTGGAAGGCCGGTTCTGGGCCTCGGAAGACGCGATCGATGACAACCCGAAGTATCGCGAACTTCGAACTGCCGGCGCGCTGATCGAAACACCCGGAGCGGCCACGGACTACGACTTCATTGAGAAGGAAATCATCGACCAATGCCACGGCGGTCGGGTTATGAAATTCGGGTTTGACCCGTACCAGGGCGTACACCTTTCTCAGCACGTAGACGACGAAACGAGCGTGGAGGTCCACGAGATCCCGCAGCGAGTTTCAACCATGTCTGAACCCATGAAGGAGCTGGAGAAGGCGATCGTGGCGGGAAACCTGGTCCACGACGGGAGCCCGGCAATGACCTGGTGCATTGGGAATGTGATGGCCCGGCTGGATGAAAAGGAAAACATCTATCCGACCAAGGAAAAAAAGGACAGCCCGAACAAAATCGACGGCGCTGTCGCGGCGATCATGGCCATGGGTTTATGGCTGCTGATCGATCTCGAAGGCAGTAGTTATCTGGACAGCCATGATCTGGTGGTGATGTGAAGGGCGAATCTGAACGCGGGCTGCTGTTTGATGGGCGAGACGTCACGGCGCTGCTTGGTCTGGGGCTCCTGGCAGGCGGTTTCTATTTCATTTACTGGCCCCTGGCGCTGATCGTGCCGGGAGCTCTTTTGACGCACAAGGCGCTATATGGGGTTTCTGGACAGGCTCGAAATAAGGAACGACTCGAACACGATCAGTAGTCCGGCCGAGCTGGAGGAACTGCTGCGTTTGGGGAGCAACGTAACTGCCGCTGGGCGGCGCGTGACTCCGCGGTCCGCGCTGGGATCATCGCCGGTTTGGGCGGCCATCGAATTGCTTGCGGGGTCGATATCGGGGATGCCGGTGCACATGTACCGGCGGCTTGACAACGATGGCAAGGAAATCGTCAAACCCAACGAACATCGTGTTGCTCGGCTGGTGTCTCAGCGACCGAACAAAACCCAGGATTCTGTTCGCTGGCGGCGATATATGCAGCTGAACCGAGGCGCCAACGGAAAGTGTTATGCATTCATCAATCGGGGGCGCGGCGGGCGCGTCCTTGAACTGGTAGCGCTGCCGGCCGCGCAGGTTGAGAAGTACGTGCGCGGCGGGTCATTCGTTTACCGAATTGATGCTGCGTCGCCCCTCACCGGAGAGTTTGCCCCACAGGAAATTTTGGAAATTACCTGGGTAGATCACATCCGATACGACGGGCTGATCGAGGGCATGGGGCCGGTGCAGGCTTGCAGGGAGTCCATTGGCCTGGGTATCGAGGCTGCGCGCCACGCCGCACTGATGCTTCAGAACGGTGCACGAGGCTCTGGAACCCTGACTTACGACGGGAAGATTGGCAATCCCGAGAAAATAAAAAGCGTCAGGACTCAGTGGAACGACGCAATGGGCGGCGATAAGAACTATGGCACGGCCGTGCTCGACGGTGGATGGAAGTATACGCCGATCACCATGAAGGCGATCGACATCCAGCTTATCGAGCAGCTCAAGTTTTCTGTAGAGGACGCCGCCCGGATGTTTGGTGTGCCTTCGGCCATGATTGCATCCACTGACCAAGCGATCAGGGCCAATGTGGAGCAGCAGAGCCTGAACTACGTTGTTCATCACCTCATGCCCCATATTGAGGCATGGGAGGCGGCCCTGACCACACAACTCCTGACCGAGAGGGAGCAGCAGGAGTTTTTCTTTGAATTCAATGTGGATCGGTTGCTGCGAGGCGACTTCAAGTCGCGAATGCAGGGCTACGGCTTCGCCATCCAACACAAAATCATGAACCCGAATGAGGTTCGGGTCCGCGAAAACATGAACCGGTACGAGGGCGGAGACGAGTATGCAAATCCAAACGTTGAATCGAGGTCCGCTGACTCTCAAGGATTATCAGACGACACCGATCGCGAAAGCGAATGAACTTCTGATCTACGACGAAATAGGCTACTGGGGGATCACTGCTAAGCAGTTTCGCCAGGACCTGGGAGCGGTCGCGGGAGACGAGGTGACAGTACGGATCAACAGTCCGGGCGGTGACGTTTTCGAGGGCGTTGCAATCTACAACACCATCAAAGCAGACAATCGGCCAGTCTCGATCGTGATCGACGGGCTGGCCGCTTCCGCCGCGAGTTTCATCGCCATGGCCGGCGACGACATCGAAATCGCCGACAACGCTTTCATGATGATCCACCGAGCGTGGGGATTTGTGATCGGCAACGCAATGGATCTGCGCGAAACAGCCGATTTTCTCGAAAAAATCGACGATCAAATCGCAGAAATGTATGCGAAGCGTGGGAACGAAGACGCGGCAGCGTTTCTGGCGATGATGGATGCAGAAACCTGGCTGAATGCCAAAGAATCGAAAGCGCTTGACCTGGTCGACACCATCACCGACGAGGCAGAGGCGCAAGCGCTGTTCGATCTATCCCATTTCAATGCTGTGCCCGCGGCCATGAAGCGTCGGGTGGAGCACGACCTACGTGACGTAGGTTACTCCCAATCAGCCGCCGCGAGGGCGGTTGCCAAGGGATTTTCCGCACTGGAGCGCGAGGTTCCAGAACACGGTCACCGCGAGGGTGACTTGCAGGCGGTTCTTCAAACGCTAGCCAAACACGGCTACTGAAAATTTAACCCTTACAAGAGGAAAGAAAATGTCTGAGCTGAAGGAACTCAATCAAAAGCTGGACAAGGCCCTCGCTGACTTCAAAGACCTGAACGATCGCTATGCGGACCTGGCCCAACAGGGCGAGGACATTGCAGAGTTCAAGGCAGCTGCCGAGAAGGCAAACAATGAGGTCAGCCGCCTGATCGGCGAAATCAAGTCGGCGGAAGAGGCCGCGCAGAATCGCGCGGACGATCTCGAAGCTGAAATCAATCGCATCCTGCGGGCCAGCGGACCCGCGAATGACGAAGAGATGACGCACGCCGTCAATTTCTTCAATTCGGTCGCCGCCGAACGGCAGAAAGGCGCCAAGGAGATCAAGCTCCTGACCCCTGACGACGTGGACATCGAGCAGTACCGGGCCTACAAGGCTGCTTACGCGGACTACCTTCGGTTTCCCCAGGCGCAGTTGAGCCCTGATGTGCTGAATGCACTGCGGGAAGGTGCCGACGCTGACGGCGGATTCTTCGTGCCGGACGAAATGGGCACACGGATTCGACAGCGGATTTTCCGCACGTCGCCCATCCGCCAGGTGGCTGAGGTGGTCACCATCGGGTCCGAAGCCTATGTTTTTCTCGCCGACGCCGATGAGGCAACCGAAGGCGGATATGGGAACGAGCAACCCACCATCACCAACACGGATAACGCGCAGTACAAGAAAGCGCGCATCCCGGTGCACAAGCTGTGGGCACAGCCGATCGCGACCGAGGAAGTCATTGATGACGCCACGATCTCCATCGAGGGCGAAGTCTCCCGAAAGGGCGCTGACAAGTTCTCCAGGGTTGAAAACAACAAGTTTGTTGTCGGCACCGGCGCTGACGAGCCAGCGGGCTTTCTGGGCGATCTCTACAGCAAGTCCACCGCGAACGAGGATGACAGCCCACGACTGCCCTGGGGCACGCTTCAGTATGTCATCACCGGCGCATCGGCTGGCTTTCCGAAAATATCGGGACTGGCAAATGCGGATGATTCAGGATCCCTGATCGAGGTACAGCAGGCGCTCAATTCATCATATCGGGCGAATGCCAGCTGGATGATGAATCGGACCACTTTTGCCACCGTCCGCAAACTGCGCGACAACGATGGCAACTACCTGTGGGAACGGTCTCACAAGGAAGGCGCTCCGTTCTCGTTGCTGGGATCTCCGGTTGTCGAAGCAGAGGACATGCCGGTTGTTGCGGCTGACTCATTCTCCATCGCTTATGGCGACTGGCGCGAGGGGTACCTGATCGTCGAGCGACAGGGCTTCCGCATTCTGCGTGATCCCTACACGCAAAAGGGCGTGGTCAAGTTCTACATGACCACTCGGAACGGTGGGGGAGTCCAGAACTCCGACGCCATCAAACTGCTGAAATTCGGCACTTCCTAAGGAGGACTGAAAGATGCCTAAGCGCGATCTTCATAGCTGCATCAAGGCAGTTACTCACGTTCCCGCACAAGCGATCACCGCCACGAACACCCCTTCAGCCGGGGTGGACCTGAACGGGTTCGACTCTGCGGAGTTTCTCATTCAGGTCGGCACGGTAACCAACATCGGGAACAGCCCGCAGCCCACGTGGGCGTTCAAGCTGCAGGAATCAGATTCGTCCGGTTCCGGGTTTACGGATGTCACTGACTCAAACGCCGTACTGGTGGAGTCGGCTCAGTCGCCGTTGGTCGCTCCGGATTCGTCCAGTGGTGTGTTCCTGACGATCGATAACGGTGCCGAGGATGCCACCCACTACCGGGTTGGGTACATCGGTAGCAAGCGGTATGTCAGGGTGGTTGCCACCGCGGCCAACACTCCGGGCAGCACGCCATACGCCGTAACGGCGATTCTGGGGCACGCTTCGCTGGCGCCGACCGCGGACTAACGAGGTGGGGGCGGGGCAACTCGCCCCCTTTTTCCTGCGATGGAATTCAAATCAACAGACCTGGTGGAGGTGGAATTCCTCCGCCATTGGCGGTGGGCAGAGCGTGGCATCCATGTCCACTCGTTCAAACCCGGAAAAATGGAGGTTCCCCGAGAATGTGCGCAGCTGGCGACTTCTCTGGGTGTGGGAAAGCTGACGGGTTCGAAACCAAAGGCATCATCCGCCGAGAGTGGGGAGGACGGTGCTTCGTCATCGCGTCAGGTCCGTCCCTCCAAAAAGAAGACGTCGAAAAAACGCGTGGCAAAGGGCGAGTAATTGCCGTATCTGACAATTACAAAATTGCACCTTGGGCCGACGCCATGTATTCGGCGGACGAAGCTTGGTGGGACGTCCACAATGGCGCTTCCGATTTTTCCGGACGGCGTTTCACGCAGAGCGAGGCTGCAGCGGAAAGATTCGGCCTTGAGTACATCAGGGTCGAAAGCAAGTCGCCGGCCGAGGGACTGAGCACCGATCCATCGGTGATCTATTCGGGCGGAAATAGTGGCCACCAGGCTATCGGCCTGGGATTCCTGCTGGGATGCGCTGAATTCATCCTGATGGGGTTCGATATGGGTGGAAACGGCCACTGGTTCGGACCCCACCCGGAGGGACTCCGGCAGCCGCGCAATTTCGCGAACTGGATCGATCGGTTCCAGGCAATGGCAGATGATGCCGCGACCCTTGGTGTCACGATTATCAACTGCAGCCGGGATACCGGCCTGACCTGTTTTCCAAGGATGAGTATCGAGGATGCAATTAAAGCAACAGCGCGAAATAGAGCGGCGTAAATACCACGATATCGCCTATCGGCACCCGGATTATCGAATGGGTGACAGGCGCAAGGCCACGGCGGAGCACAATCTGAGATCAGTGTTTCAACGGATCGAATCGCCATCTTATCTGGACGTCTCCACTGGACGTGCAGAAATGTTGGATTTTGCGGAATCTCTGGGCGCCGCCCGGGTCCAGGGCACGGAAGTGGTTGACTACCTCCTGAATCCGCCCCGGATTATCTACGCCGACGCCTGGGCGCTGCCGTTTGATGACGGCGAGTTTGATGTGGTCACGTGCCTGGATGTCATCGAGCATATCTTGCCTGAAGACGAACAGCGCACTCTGTTGGAACTGAATCGCGTGGCAAAGAGCTTTGTTCTGATCACGGCAAACAACCGACCCAGCAAGGCGATGGGCGTGGAGCTCCACGTCAATCGGAAGCCTTACGAAGATTGGAACGCAAGCATGCGGGCAGCGTTTGACGGTGACGTTGAGTGGCTGGATCCGATGGGAGATATCTCAGAGACATGGCTGATCTCAAAGTAAGGGTCTACGTCGGCCATCTGGCGCACCACCCGCCCTGGTGCAACGCATTTGCTGTGGGACTGAATCGCCACGGCATCCGGCCGATAATGACGACCCCAGACAACCCCCAGGCGTGTGATGTTGCGGTTTCGTGGGGAATCAAAGAGCCAGCGGCGCTGAAATCTGGAGAGAACTACATTGTATTGGAGGCGCCGCCGATTCGAGCGGCGTGGCCCTACTACGCATCGGCCGGCTGGAACGGACTGGCGGGCCATGGGGATTACTGCAATCAAAACGTGCCCGGAGACCGTGGGGAGTTTTTCACGCACCTCCTTCAGCCTTTCCACGACGGCAATTACATCTTGATCATGGGCCAGTGCCGTGGCGACACCGCCGTTGCGGGCGTCAATCTTGAGGAATGGGCGGAGCATGTCATCGAGGC